GGGGCCTTTCGACCCCTTGCAGCCGCTATCTTGCTGTTCTTGAGAGATCATCCCAGAAAGGAGCACTGTATGGCTGTATTCTCTACCTCACAGAACGTACAGGTCGGTACCTGGCCGGAGGACGGAAGTCCTCCATCAGGCGTTACGACCAAAATCGTACGACAAACTGTGGTGCAGAAAACGAACACAGTCAAACGGGCTAAGCCCTCTGTTCTGACTATTGAGAATGGTACGCCGCTTGTCCATACTGGCTCAGACACTGTTGACGCCGTCATCAGTCGTCGCGTCGTTTGGGTTGCAACTCCGGTCCGGAAATACGGAACGGAGATAACAACGTGTTCGATGCATAGGCCTTTAGGCGGTTTTTCCGATCCACTAGAGTATGAAACCTCGATGGAAACCATCGTACGGAATAAACTCTTGAGCAAGTTGCGGAATCAAAGCGTTAACCTGGCAAATATGCTAGGTGAAGCTAAGCAAACCGCATCCTTGTTTGTAGATCTGGTCACACAGGTCTATAAGGTGACGATGGCTGTGAAAAAGCGTGATCCACGCATACTTCTCTACGGGTATTACAACCCGTATGGTAAGCTCCGCAAGGGGCAAACCGGCTACGCTTGGGCCGCGGATCTTCCGCGGGATATATCCAAGCAATGGCTAAAGTATGTCTATGGAGTGAAGCCCTTGATGAAGGACATGCATGATGCCATGGAGGAGCTTAAAAAAGCTACCGACAGGTCTCAGCTGTCCGTCGAGGTTCACGCAAGTACGAGCACTCAAGGTGCTCTCCGCCGAATGACTGCGAATTCTATGTGGGACTCCAGTGTAAAAACTGAATCCACACAGACGTCGCATAAGCATGTTAGCGGAGTCGCTATAGCGAGGCTCAGGAATGATATCCTGAATACTTCGCTCGGCGCGTACGGTTTCACGAACCCACTGGGCGTAGCATGGGAGCTGACACCTTTTTCTTTTGTCATTGATTGGTGGATCAACGTCGGGGAGGTAATTCAATCCCTCGACAATGCCCTCTATATCGATGCATCAAGTTTGGTGTGTCAGATCTCAACTCGCTATCGGCAAGCAACAGCCGTTGACGTCCTCGGCCAGGGCGGGATCTATTCACGTTGGACCTACTCTCGGGGTAACCCGAGTGGTCTTCCTGTTATAGCCTCGTTCCGGTTTAAGACTGAACCTTCGTTGCTGCACGTCGCTAATGGAACTGCGTTGCTTTTTTCTTTGCTTCGCAGATAGCCCAGGCGTCCCATGTTCCTCCTTGTTGTACTAACCTTTGGAGAAATCCTATGGCACAAGCTGCCGCAATTACCATCAATGATGGTCAGGCGACTCCCGTCGCTACCACTTTCAATCCTGAGTCCGTGACTCCTGGGTTGTCGTCCTTCGCCGATCGCACGTCTGGCATCGCACTGGCTTTCCGCCGGATGCGTCTGTCCACGACTTTTGCGAAAGGTGGTAAGAGTGTTGTCAACCGCGCTAAACTGGGGATCGAGATCCCCGTAACGCAGGTTGTCAGCGGTGTCACATCAGTGGCACATACTCTTCGCGCTAACGTCGACATCATCCTCCCGGATGGTGCTACCGACGCACAACGCAAGGACCTCTACGCGTTCCTCAAGAACGCTCTTGCTCACACCCTTGTTCAGGGTGCGATGCGAGATCTCGATCCGTTGTACTAACATCCTTTCATACTTTGGAGACTCACCATGTCTAAGCTTCCTTCTGAATTGCGCTTCCGTTGTTTTACCGCTTTTGGCAGTAAGATCACTTTTCGTCTGTCCCTCAGCTGGCCTTATTGGCTGTGCGGGGACGACAAGGGATCGACTATATTTCAGCTAGATGAAGATCTAACGGACTATAGTCACGATAGCGGGGTTCTTCTGGATAGCCTACGGCTTGGACTCCATGATATGAAATCCCGATGGGACCAAGTTAAGGTCGAACAGCAGCTTTCGGGCGGCTGTTATACCTTACCTGATGGTTTCCACAGATTGTTCGTGATCCTTCAAGAAATTGAAACGGCCTACGAACTGTCTGATGCACTCGACTTAAACGGGTCCGCTGTTCCGTATCACTACGAAGCGGTGGTCCAGCCAGCCGAGAGCCGGGTACTCGTTGATCTCCTGTACGCAATGCACGTGCTTACACGCCGCGCTATTGCACAGACAAAGAAAAGCGAGGGATAGGATCATGGGAACCAAAAAGCCTAGGACGAACCTGGCCGCCCGAGTTTTTAAGCTCGAGCTTGGTGCCTTCTTGAGGGCGTGCGAGGCTGTTAATTCACCTCGCTCGTTAACCTGTTACTTGCTGGCTCACTCGGGAGAGTGGGCTCAGTACTTATCGCTGGCGTTCCCGGATCCCGAAAGGGAGGGGTTTGCTGACGATTATGTTGTAACAGAAGCAATGCGTAAGAACCCACGGTTACCTGGCTTAAGTATTGACCGGAAGGCCAATGCAAAAGTCAAGTGGATCGAGGCTGAAGACGCGTGTAGGGCAACAAACCAGCAGCTACGATTGTACCGCGAAGGTCGGATATCCTTCCACCCGCAGTATGAGCATGTGCTAACAAAGGCACAGGCTATCGTAGCACAGGTGTTGGGAAAGCTAACACCTGAAAAACTAAGGTTTGCCGAAGAATCTTTTCGCTTCGGGCCCGGCGCTACATCTTCTTGCTCCGGTAGGGATGTGGTACTCTCAAGAAAAATGGTGTCACGTTTCGACGTGACGCCCGGTTTGTACCCGTACTGGCGCTCATTGACACGAGGTCGATGGGCGGAATCGGTGGACGAGGTTTCCCTCAGACACTACAGTACGGTCCAATTCGTTCCGAAAGATGCCAAAACGGACAGACCAATCGGGATCGAGCCACACGGTAACATCTTCGTGCAACTCGGTCTTGGTGCTCTGTTGCGTCGGCAGCTTAAGCGATACGGCCTTGACCTGGACACGCAGGCGGATAAAAACCGTCTGTTGGCCCAGGTTGCACAGGAGCAGGGTTTAGCTACCATTGACCTTAGTAGTGCAAGCGATACTATCGCACACGAACTGGTGTGGTTGCTTCTTCCTCCCGACTGGGCATATCTACTCGATCTTGCACGGACCGGATGGTCCAAGCTTGACGGTAAGATGATAAGGCTCGAAAAATTCAGCGCTATGGGTAACGGCTACACGTTCGAACTCGAAAGTCTTATCTTTATGGCGCTCGCAAGAGCGTCTGGAGACGAGACCGCCGTCTCTTTTGGAGACGACATTATAGTTCGGCGTGAAGCTAGCACCCTGCTGATATCGACACTAAACCTGTTCGGTTTTAGTGTGAACGAGCGAAAGACCTTCTTGGCAGGAAGGTTTTTCGAAAGCTGCGGAGCAGATTACCATGACGGAGTCAATGTACGTCCCTTTTATTTCAGAGGTGATTTCCATGACTTCACGTCAGCGGTTATCCGAACATGTAACAAGCTTCGGATATATGCTCATCGTCGTAACCATGGTCTTGGTTGCGATATTCGGTTTTTACCTGCTTGGCTATTCTGTCTTCACAGAGATGCTTCAGCGGGTAGGACCGGTATCCCCCTCGGCTATGGCGACGACGGCCTCATCAGAAACTTTGATGAGGCGGCCCCTAGTAGACTCAAGCACGGCCACTGCGGTTTCGCAGGACGTGTCTGGAGATGCAAACCTAAAGCTTCCCGAAGAACGGTAGCGGAGGGTGCGTATCTAGCCTGTCTACATAGGGGACACCCACCGGCACGTTGGACAGTTACATCGTCTTTCCGTGTCTACAAGGATGGCCAACTGCGAGAGCAGTCGCTGTCGACGGATTTTCCACAAGGAAAACTATCGACCTACATTCACGAAAATGAACGTGGATCCTTTGGTGGTGCAGCTTATGGCACGCTTTCCGTGATGGAATGGCGTGAACCGGGCCCCTGGTTATAAGTAAATAATCAGGGCTTTATTGCTACTGTTAATGTAGCATGGAGGCGAAAGCCATAATAGCAAC